CTCATATATGTTTTGATAGCGGGTAGGTTCTGATTCCTTGTCTGGCATGGTAATCGTGATCCCTAGGCTCTCAAAAGTCTTTTGTAACCTCAAAAAGTCGAAGTCTGTTTTGTCCAAATAAATGATGGTGGACATACAGTCATCTCCTAAATGAATGCTTCTTATAAAATCTAAAGCGTTGAGGTTTTTAAGACCTTGAGGATCCTGGTCCACATAAAATGCAGTACAAAGAGCCAATAAACCCGCTATGGAGCCGACAGTGGCAGTACATCCGTTTCCAGATGTATGAGAGAAGTTGACTTGTATCAACGTGCCATTAAAAGCAATGTATGGAGTAACCTTTTCGTTAATCAAACCATGCATTACTTTAATGTCTTCGTCAGTATAGTTCATCTCTCTAGCCATATCAACCATGACTTCCCAAGCCATACGCATTAGTTTCTCTTCCAAAACTTTATCGTACGCCTTGAAGTCAAAGATGATTCCATTCTTGTGGTCGGCTTCGGTTTTCTCCCCCTTACGGAGTAGAAAATTCTCAACACATTCCCAGTCAAAACTCATAGCATTCAAACCAATCGCGCTATGACATGTTTGTGGGAAATGCATCATGTATGACATTATAGGTCCAAAATACTGGCCCACCAATATCATTACATGCAATTCATCAGAGAAGAAGACTCTTGTTCGATAAGAGTCCACTTTGTCCTTCTTAAGGGCCTCGTCTTTTAAATTGCTGTTGAGAATGTTCCTACCACGCTCGCCACGGAGGAGCTTTTGACGAAATTCCTCTACATCATCATAAACGTACTGATTGTAGACATAGGGATATTCATCATTGGCTAGATGGGAAGCTTTTGTCTTACCGTAGCGTATTCCAGCTGCAGTCGACATCTTCTGCCCATCAATACCTCGCATACCAGGAATGCCATTGATAGATTCTTGAACCGTCAATGGTCTACATATGCCTCCAGCTTCTGCATGAAGTTTGATCTTCGAGCAGAATGCCTTAGATATGTCTTTCCTAGCTCTGGCCAATATTGTATAAGGCATGGCACTTTTGCATAGTGAGAACTCACCAATGCAATTGTACCATGGACTCTTAATTTCATTATCGACCAGCTTGGCAGAGGCTTTTGGAATCCCATAAGGATTCTCGATGTTACATGTGTCACAAACAAAAGAGTGAAAGGGCGTCTTTTTTTGTGCACATGTGGCGGGGTCCGGTCTTTCCATACGTTCCTAGTACATCGATGGCCACATCTTTAGGTAATGTATTGGTAGCACAAAACTTGTGCACACCAACAGTACATTCCTTCTGATGTCCTTCAAAGGCAGCATCTTCAGACAGAACAACAAACTTACACACATTGTCGAGCTCAGTGATAGCTTTTTCAATGTCTGCCTGAGTGATGTACTGAGAACATTCGTCGTTATCTCCTCTACCA